CAGCGTTTCCTTGAGACTATTATGCGCCGAGGTCTTCGTTACAAGGATGTTGTGTTTGGCCATACTGGTGTCAATGTTAAGTATGATGAGCTTGACATGCCTGAGTTCATTGGTGGTTTCTCACGTCCTGTTACTGTCAGCCAAGTTTTGCAGTCCGTCGATCAGGGTGACAGTTCTCCCCTTGGTAGTTATGCCGGTAATGCTAATTGCTTTGGCGGTTCTCGTCATTCTATCCGTCATTATTGTGATGAGTCCGGCTTTATTATCGGTATACTCTGTGTTGTTCCTCAGCCTTCGTACTCTCAGCTTTTGCCCAAGCATTTTCTCCATCGTGAGACTCTTGACTATTACTTCCCGGAGTTTGGTCATCTTGGTATGCAGCCCATCACTTACGAAGAAGTTTCTCCGGTTCAGGTCAAGTTGGCCCGTGCTCTTGGTTCTAATATCCGGTTTACGGATGTCTTTGGCTATCAGCGTCCATGGTATGACCTTCTGGCGTCCGTCGATGAGGTCCATGGTCAGATGCGTACGACACAGCGTGACTTCCTCATGAATCGTCTCTTTGATGGTCCCCCGGAACTCGGTCATGACTTTTTGGCTATAGACCCTGTTCAGACGAACAATGTCTTTGTCATGACTAATGATGATTTGGACCCTGTTCAGGGCCAGCTCGCCTTCCGTTGTTTCGTTAAGCGTGCCATACCGCGTTACGGCATCCCGCGGTTAGAATAGGATGCTTCCATTACATTACGTCGGGTCGCCGCTGATGAGCGACGGCCCTTTTTTTACCTCTATTAAATATCAATAAGTTATGTATAGACATTTCGGATTTAAAAATGTTCGTTTTGCGTCCTGTAAACGTCAGGATTTTGAGCAGGACGTTGTTTCTGGCTTGGCCATTACTCCTGCTAGGATGCAGGCCCTTACTCGTGATGGTGTTCCTATCAATAGCCAGGCTGACGCTGCCTGTTATGACGATGGTTACCGCACGCTCGAGTATGAGCCGCCTGCAGATCTTCGTCGTGGTGTCGACATTGCAGAACTCTGGGAGAACGGCCGTGATATTAAGGACAAGATGAAGAAGTACTATCAGAAGGTCCGTCCCCTTGATGCTGCTATTGAAGCTCAGAAAGGAGGTGAGTGATGCTTTCTGGTTTTCTTCAGTTGGGTGCTTCTGCTATTAATTACATGTCCGGAGCTCATGCTAATGAAACTAATATTGGTCTTGCTCAAAGGCAGAATCAGTATAATGTCGAGCAATGGATGCGTGAGAATCAGTATAACCTCCCTCAGAACCAGGTCGAGCGTCTCAAGGCTGCAGGCATCAACCCTGCTCTGGCATATGCCAACGGTTCCATGATGAATGAGTCTGCACCATCCCCCCAGATGACTGCCGGCCGCGTCCAGGCTCCTTACCTTTCGCCGGTTGACCTTTCTCAGATTCGTCTAAATGAAGCTTTAGCTGGTAAAGCTGATGCTGAAGGTAGGAAAGCTGATGAGGAGACTCAGACAGTTAAGCAAACTCGTGAAGCAATTGTAAATAAATTGAATACGGAAACTGCTAATTTGCTGCAGCAAAATAATGAAATTGTTGCTCGTATTAATCGTATGGCAAAGGAGAATGAGTTTACTGATGCTCAGATTAAGCAGTTTAAGTTTGATAATGCCATGCGTGGTAAATATTATCGTTTGGATAAGGCTAAGCTTAAAAATGATACTGATTTGACTCAAGCGGAGATTAATCAGTTAAATGCTTCTGCTGAGAAGGCTCGAGCTGATTCCAAGGTCTCACGTCGTGAGTATGATGAGATGGTTTGGACTTTTGCTATTCGTCAAGCTGGTCTTGAGGAACAGGTTAACCTTACTCGTGAGCAAGTGGCTGTTGCTAAGCAGACTGCGGCTAAATTAGGATTAGAAATGGATGTTTTGTCTCCTGATGCTTATGGTCGTCGTACTTTGGCTGAAGATATGCGTGGTGAACATGGGTTTTTGAATTTAGTTGGTTCTCATGCTGTTTATGCTATCCAGTCTACTCTTCATTCATTTGGTTCAATTCTAAAATAGTTGTATATTTGCATGTGTTTATTTGGTTTCAGTTGCTTTTCTACTTATTCATTATCAGTCTCTTAGTTGTTGTAGTAAAAGCACTTGTAAATTGGTTTAAGAGACATTGAGGGCTCCATTTGGAGCCCTTTTGCATTTTTAAAGACCTATTCGGAGTCCTCGGCCCTGTGTAGCGCATCAGCTTGCTGATGTTCGCGAACATAGAACAAAAGGCCCTTGCCAGGCAGTCCTGCACGCCGAGCCTTAAATAGTACTTCCCCCGGAACCACGCGGAGATACAGTTCTTTTCTTCCCCCTTAAATTTCTTTTCCTCCCTATTAGTAGCGCCGCAGGCAGTTGTCGGCCGAATAGGCCGGTGTTCTGAATTCCAAAAAGTCCGTTTTGGTTGCAGGCTTGCAAAGGATTGGAGCGAGAATTTTGCGCTTCAATTAAATTTAACTTGATTAGGTAATAGGCAACTGACACATTTGTGTTCACGTGCCGAATGATGATGATATTGACCTGTCAATGAGTAGCCAGGTGTAGATGCCGCGCGCGCGCTTCGCGTGCGTGTCAACTTGCCCTGGCTTTGATTCGCTCTCGTATTAATTTTTTTTTTTTGTATATATTGAATTTTTTGTATATTTGCTGTGCATGATTGAGTTAAGGTAGTTTGGCAATCGTGTCAGTATTAGCTGTTTATCATAACCGCCACATTAATAAAACGTAATGTAATATGGAAAAAATGTTGTATTTTGTAGCCGGTTCTCCTCGGAATGGCCTCTATTCTGGTTATCTCCATGGTATTTCTATTTGTCATACTATCCATGGCTAACCAGGTTCAGTGTCTCCAACCTGTTACCATCGTTAACCCCATGTTACCGTGGTTGATTGGTCAGTATGGTAATTATACCTTGTTCGATGGCTACACTCATCATGTACGCTGTCGTCACAGCTATGCTTTTTTTGGCAATTACTCCGTCTTTTCCCATGCTAAACAGTTCGTCACTTCAGACAACATTGATGATGCCTTTGTATTGGATGAGAAGTCCGGTGAAACATGGCCTGTCTTCCTCCAGGTTCCCTGTGGTCATTGTGACTGCTGTTCTGCTCGCAAGATGGATTCTTTTTCTCATAGATGCCTTTTAGAAACTCAATGTTATGATTGTTTGCCTTGGTTCACAACCCTTACCTATAACGACAGGCACCTCCCCAAGACTGGTGTCCAGGTCCGGGATGTACAGCTATTTCTTAAACGGTTTCGTATTAGACTTGACCGTATGGGATATTCTCGAGATTTTCGAGTTGTCTACGTTGGAGAGTACGGCCACAACTATCATAGACCCCATTACCACCTCCTTATATGGAATATCAAGCCTGAGAAGAACTTTAAGTATTTTACTCTCCTCAGAGCTTTGCGCAGATCTTGGAGCAAAGGTTTTGTATACAATAAGATTGTCTCTCCGGAGTACACTGCTCAGCACCATGGTAAGCCTGAGAGGTGCTTTGAGTATGTAGCTAAGTATATCGATAAAGGTTGTGAGGTTCCTGAAGGCTGTAACCCTGTTTTCCTCTGTCAGTCGACTAAAGAAGGTGGTATAGGATCCCCGTTCATCAGACGCCATGCTTCCTACCTTCGCGCATCCCTTAACAAGGATTTTAAGTTCGTTGATCAGTTCTCCGGCAAGGTTCGCCGTATGCAGTATAACAGCTATATCCTTGATAAATTGTTCCCCACCTATTCGCATTCTGTTCCTTATCGTTTTCGTAACGCTATCAAGAACTTGTGCTATTCTTCCTCTCTTATTGGTCATGTTCATCGTTTCTCTGACATTTTGGATCTCCGTCGTCAGTTTGGTGACCATGTCCCTTTCCTCCTCTTTCACCATTCCTCGGCTCCTGATGAGGTCAAGATGGCTTCTCAGTTCTGCCCTGCCTTTTACTCCCTGCAGTGTTTTATTATCGATAAGTGTATAGACTATATTACTAGTCATCAGAATATTGATTTTGTCAAGGCTCATCGATTGGCCGCCCTTCGTACTGTTTTCCTCTGGAAGCTTTTCGATGGTATTTCTCCTCGTGATCTCCAGGATAAGGCGTATACTTGGCGCCGGCATCGTGAGCTTGCTAAACAACGTGAATTGTTATGAGTGATGTTGTTGTTCTTCTTCAGGATCCTCTCGGAAATGTTTTTCGTGCCAGGTGTAAGCACTGTGAGCACCGTCGTCTTTATTCTGTCTGTAAGTCTGATTATGACAGTTCTCGTTTTATTTGCCTTGCTCAACATCGTAAGTTTATCAATGGCAATGGTTTTTGTTGTGGTTTATTCGAGCCGGCTTGTGGATTTCCATATAAAATTATTCAGTCTAACCTTCAATTAAATTTATTATGAGTAAAGAAAACATTGACCCTACGGTCGTAAAGAAGTGGATTGCTATCATTATTGCCGTCCTCAGCGCTATTGCTGGTGCGCTTGGTGAATCAGCTACAGGTTTCCTTGGTAAAATCTTTTGACCATGCCTAAGAACCCATTCAAGGACAATCAGGACTTTGTCACCAAGCCCAAGCGTAACGCTTTTGATTTGTCCTTTCAGAACAACCTTACCATGAAGCTCGGTACATTGTATCCTGTCTTCTGTAAGGAGGCCCTACCCGGTGACAGCTTCCAGATCGATGCAGATTTCGGTTTGAAGTTTCTTCCTATGCCCTTCCCTCTTCAGACTCCCATGAGAGCCACCATGCACTTCTTCTATGTCCGTAATCGTAACCTCTGGAAGAACTGGATGGACTTCTATGCTATGACTAAGGAAGGCCTTGTGCATCCTTTCATTAGTACCAATGATCCGGATTTCTTTAAGACCGGTTCTCTGGCTGACTATCTCGGTGTGCCTACTACTTTGGCATCTCGTTCCCAGGTTTCCGGCTTTGGTCTCCCTTATTATGGTGAGGTTACTACTGGAGACCGTAACCTTGTCGAGACTCATCGTTCCTGTGTCTTTGGTATTCCTTATAACTGGCTGTATTACTCCTGGTATGATAAATACGGCAGTAATTTGGATCCTGTTTCTTGGCCTATGTCTGGTCAGAATACTGTTTACAATTGTAAACTTGATCCCAACGATGATTGGAGCCATTATCCGATGGATCATTACATTTCGTTTTCTCCTGATGGTTCTTTCCTTCCGGTTATCCCTTTGGATTACTATTTCAACTCTCCTTTTGTTCATCCTACTATCAAATGTCCTGGTTTAGGCGATACTCATTGCACGATTCTGTGTTCTACTATGAGTAATAAGAGTGTTGCGCCTCGCTTTGTTGATTCTTATCCTGACTTTGCTGTCGGTGATTGTTCTGTTGTTGATGGAGTTATTGATTTTTCAAGTCATCTGCAGACTATTAATGATGTTATTGATCGTGCCGGTGGTGTCTATTTCACTCTTGTCTTTGAGTCTGGTACCTTTGAACTTGGTACTGTAAAGTCTCCTACTTCAGGTGTTCTTTTTGAGCGTGGTTATGGTTCCGTTCAGGATATCTCTTCGCTCTCTGCTCTTAACCCTTTCTTAGGTGCTAGTCCTGACATTCGTATTTCTGCCCTGCCGTTCCGTGCTTATGAGCAGATTTACAACGCTTACTATCGTAACGTCCAGAACGATCCTTTCCTGGTCAACGGTCAGCCTGAGTACAACAAGTATGGTACTACTTATGAAGACGGCCCGGACAGTACACCTTATCATCTCTTTCAGCGTAACTGGGAGATGGATTTCCTCACCTCTGCTCTTCCCTCTCCTCAGCAAGGCATGGCACCTCTCGTCGGTGTTTCAGCTCTTGGTAACATTCAGATTGATGACGGTGATAATGGCATTATCAACTTCCAGGCTGAAGTCGGTGAAGATGGCGACACTATTGTTGGTGGTTCCTGGCATCATCCTAACCCGTCTATCCAGGCTCGTCGGACCATGATGGAGCTTATTTCTGGTGGTTTCTCCATCAATGATTTCCGTAATGTCAATTCCTACCAGCGTTTCCTTGAGACTATTATGCGCCGAGGTCTTCGTTACAAGGATGTTGTGTTTGGCCATACTGGTGTCAATGTTAAGTATGATGAGCTTGACATGCCTGAGTTCATTGGTGGTTTCTCACGTC